ACAGTAACCTGTTGACCTTCACCCATGGTAGTCGTAGGAGTCTCGTCACGCATCGGTGTCATAGAAGGCATGACGGCAGCAAGAGGGTCTACACGAGGATCGACCGGAGCATCCGGCACAAAGGTATGGCTAGTATCTGGTGCGTCTGGAATGAACTGATTACTAGCCATATATTCCTCTTTGCGTCACTTATTGGATAAGGTAAGTCTTACCACCTACCTGTACGGCAGGATGACCGTTGATCTTACCACGAACTGCCGTACTAGGAACCCTGTTGGCAGGGATCGTCGGCATCTGGTCAGAAGTAGGAGCAGCCGATGGAGCCCCTGCAGGAGAAGTAGTTACCCCTGCTACTGGAACAGGTCGATGACTCTTCATAGGAGCTACACCACCTTGAGGTAATCCGGTAGTCATGACGATATTCGTACCAGGGATTGTACCACCGGGAGGAATGCCCATAGCCTTGCCGAGAGCGATCTGGGCCTGAAGGACTTGAGCCCCTGCCTGCTGTTGATGAGCCGAGGCATTGACACCCCCTGCGGCGGCTTGGCCGTAGTTACGAGCAATCTCCGAAGGCACGAGAGCCTGACCATTGGCAGCCCCGGTGGCACGAGCAGCAGCAGTAGTCTGAGCGGCACCTGTCCCGAGATACTTATACTCCGGTACGTTGAAGGTGTTGGCTTGATCGAGGATCGCCTTGCCCTGATCGTTCCAAGTCTTCTGTCCAGTATTAGGATCGACAGATACATACTGAGAAAGGTTCTTAGGGTCGGGAAGATTCAGAGGACTAAGGTCTGTAGTCTTACCGAAGACGTCTTGTGTCTTTCCGTACAGAGACTCGTAGGTGTCAGGAGTTGCAGACGAGATCAGCTTACCGGCCTGAGAACGACGGGTGTCGTCATACTTCTGTACGGCAGCTTGATGTTGATCGGCTGCAGTCATTCCTTCTCTTTGCATATTCGCCATAGCGATCTGACGATTAGCCAGACTGTTCTGCAGGTCGAGGGCTCCCTGGGTATCACCAGTTGCGGCTAGCTTAGCCACAGCTCCTTGGGGATCACCTTGGAGGTTAGACAAGGCAGCAGCTTGGGCACGCTTGGCAGGATCGTCCTTGAACGGCAGTTGCATCCCACCGGCTGTAGCAATGGTGTCACCAAGCCAATTAAGCAACTGACCCGGTACGCCATGGATACCAAGGATACCAGTAAGGCTGTGGTTTGGTACGGCAGAGGGTTGAGGAGCCGTTTGAGGCTGAGGTTGACCTTGAGATTGGCCTCCCCCTAACATAGAACCAACCGCGTGCCCAAGCAGCATCTGCATAGCAGACGAAGGGTCTTGACCTTGTGGAGGAGCTTGAGTAGGCTGAATCCCCAGAGAGGGGTCGGCAAGAGATGTGTTATAGAGGGGTGCGTTCAACGAAGGAGCGACACCAGCAATTGTATCAAATAGACCGGGCATCATTATTCCTTAACGATAGACGGACCCAGATGCAGAGCCTGTATTGACAGGTGTTCCGTACGAGGGCAAGATGTAGTTGTTAGCCCAGTTAGTTGCAGTTTGTTGAGCCGTATTCGCTCCAGGTTGGCCTGTCGTCTGGGCATTAGAAGCAGGAGCTACATTACTCTGTCCGTTAACTGGCTTAAAAGGATCAGTATATTCTGTAGTACCTGCTGTGCCGGAGAAGTTAGGAAGAGCGGGCATTCCTGCGCCGCCTGAAGAATTTCCTGCGCCGTTTGGAGAGTTTCCTCCTCCAAACCCTGTCATGTTTCCAAAGAGGTTTCCTAGGGCACCCCCTACCCCTTGAGAACCGGGTGCCATGGGGGCTGAGACGCCAAGGGAAGAACTCAGTCCTGTCAAAAATGAAGCCATTATATGCCGAGCCCCGTCTTTCCTTGAGATTGTTGAGTCTGCCCTGCTCCAGTAATCGAGTTGTTAGCTTGGATACCAAGACCTGCCAGACCTGATTGGTTCTGGATATACTGTTGTAAGAAGTTGTTGGCTGTGTTCTGGCCGTAGTTAGATACAGCTTTGAGAGTGCTGCCGGAGTTCAGAAGGCCATTAGTTGCGGCGTTGCCAGTGATGGCGTCCGTGCCCTGTTGGAGGTTGAAGTTATAGCCTGAACTGTTCTTGGCGTTGTTAAAAGCCTGTTGCTGCTCCGCCGTTCCGCCGTTACCAAGTAGGGCAGAGATCGCAGATGCAGCAGAACCGGTCTGACCTACCGTACTTCCAAGACCACTGGAAGCAGCTCCGAAGTTCTGGTTAGAAGAAGAACCTGATTGATTGCCTCCGAGGAAGTTACTCATGCATTGCTCCGAATCTTTTGTGGAACTCTTGCTTAGTCACAATGAACAATTCGCAAGGAGGGTTAAGTTGTGACAGGATACCGTACGAGGTATATCCCAGTTGTCGGTTCATCCATCTGGCAGCTTTGTTATCTAGAGGTGTGTACCCTCTCATACAAAGACAGTCTGTCTCGTTGAACCCGAAAGACATCATCTGTACGGCTCTCTGTATGGCCTCTCGGCCCCGAGACTTGAAGAAGATGTGGGCTTCATACAACCCCTTAGGACCGTCGTCAGCCTTGTGGAGGATACCTACATTGCCGAGGTCGTCAACAAAGGCGAGGTTGCCCTCCGTGTCGATCCATTCCTGCAAGTCTCCATCACCAGCCATGCCTCGATACTTATCGATGGCTTCATCTATGACAGCGAAGTCTTTTGTACGTTCTACAGACATTAGCCAGCCCTTATAGCAAAGTAACAGAGTATGTCGCACCGTCAAGCAGGTTAGGTTTTGAAACCCACGATAGCTACATAATACCCCGATCCGGGATTTGAAAAAGACACAACGTCGCTATACCCAATTTTACCTACTGTAAGGTTAGATATTGAACCCGACTCATTCACAGCAATACTTTGAAGTGTCGTACCTAATCCAAAACTATTTGTAGAGCCTGCGGCTTGACTTCCTGCAAATCCCAAAACTAAATTCGACGATGAAAAAAGGGACGAAGATACATTGAGTGTCGAAAGGCCTCCACCGCCTCCACGATAACTTGTAATTCCTTGAACGCCTCCGACTGTAGGTCCCTCAATAGTTACTGCGGCAATTACACCATCATTTGATCCGCCATAATTCAACGTAACCAAACCTGCGGTTATGTCAGCACTCGTCATTTCTTTAGCGTAAACAGCGCCGTTTGTGTTTGATCCAATTTGTATATCAAGCTGTGTCCAGCCTGTTGGTATTGATGACACTTGCCAGTCAGACGACGTTAAAATAACGACAACATCATTAACTACTGTACCCACAGGTAATGTGATTGAATTAACATTAGATAAATGGAATGATGTAATATTTGTCGAACGAACCACAGGAGTAGAACCCCCGCCTCCAGAACCGTTTGATGCTGCCGTGATACGACCGTAGGCATCGACAGTGATGTTAGCTCCTGTGTACGAACCTGCCGCGACACCAGTCTCTGTAAGGCCGATGCTAATAGGGGCGTCGGAGAGAAGGCCACTACTCGGAGTAATGCTTACACCGTCTACTCCGACAAACTCTGAATTCTGCAACGCCGTGATCTGGGTTTGAAAACCTGAGATGTCGTTGGTATTGCTTGTGATCTGACCGGAGTGGTTGAGGATGTACCTCATGAAATAGTCAGAGGCGTTACCCTGTTGGTCTACAATAGGAAACCTCTGCTGAAGAGGTTGGATAGGAGTTACTGGATTAGCTGCGGGGTCATTACTTGCCTGAGCCATCAAGCATCTCCATACTATCGATACGTTTGAGTGCGCCGTAGTCTACAGTCTTGAAGATACGACCGGGAGCTTTCATACTTCCGAGTGAGCGCCAGTACAGACGGGCGTCGATGTCTCCGGGAGTGATGTTGATCGTGCCGCAGTCTTGGTAGGTCTGGCCTCTGTCGTCTGAAACGTAAAGGTCCACACCATCGATGGCCGTATCCGTCTGTTCACCAATGCTGGCTTGGATTTGTACACCGTAACACGGCATTTTCTTATAGCTCCTGAAGGGGAGTTGACCGTAAACCTCTCTACGGAAAGGAATAGGTACGGCAGAACCGTAGACCGGACTATCGTCCTGATCTTGAAACGGGTTGAGGAAATAGATACTGCCGTTACCGTCGTCACCAGCAAGGACGTTAGAGCCATAAGTATACGCCCAACTTTCCCCGCCATGCCAGTTCTGTCCGTTGTAGGCATTCCAGATGTCGAGGTCTCCACTTGACCAGGTATACCACTGTTGACTGTGCTCATCATACACAAGAGTCTCCTGAGTACCAAGGCGGAGGACGTAGTAGTTATGTCCGTCGAGAGTGAACGTCCAAGCCCTTACAGAAGGATCGGTATTGCTGCCCCGAGCTACGACATAGACACCCAATTGAGACGAAAGGATTAGAGGTTGGGGTTGAACAACAGACTCAAGTTGAAGTTGACTTGCCTCTAGATGTTGTGAAGGAAAGGCCGCAACAGCAAGGATTTGTTCCTGTGAGGCGTCAATCGTTACTGCTGCTGCCATTACACTGTCCTGTTGATTTCGATATTAAGGTTGTTGACTGCAATTGGAGACCAAAGGTCCCCTGTGGCAGGATCAAGCTCGACGACGTCATACTGGTAGTTGAAAGAAGTAGAAAGAGTGTGAGCCGTACCTGTATGGGTACTAGAACCCGACACGATGTCGACCTGATACTCTGCATCACCTCCGTCAGACTTAGCCACTCTCTGTAAGGAAACAATACCTCTGACACCAACGATGTTGGAAGGGAGATGACTTATGCCACAAACAGCGGGAGCAGGAATGGGTGAAACACCTGCCGTGATGTAGCTCGTAGAATCCGCAGGAGGTTCTCCGCCGATAGTCCCATTAACTGTCGTACCACCAGTGATACTCCAACCGTTAGAGACGTCGCTATCTAGAGCCAACCTGTAGACAGTACAAGGACCGATAGAGCCTACGGTGTTGTTAACTGTTCCACTCTTGTCGTACATGACAAAGTCTTTGATGTAGGCAGAACCTCCATAGGCGCTACCGTAGCTAGTAACACTATAGACCATGTTATAGATCAAGGTACTAGGTGCTGCCGTAAACGAATACGTAAGGACCTGAACTCCTTCAACAAAGACTGTGATATTACCCAAGGCGTAGTCTAGCATCGCCTCGATATGCCACCAAGAGTTGTAGGTGATGACAGGAATAGTAGTAGTAGCTACTCTCGTACCTAGATTCTGGCCGAAATTGTAACCGTTCTGATAGATCGAGATGGCTCCATTGATTTCTACAACAATGGAATAAAGCCCGTGGTTGGAACCATCTGTCCAAGTAATAGGCATTCTCTGACCACCTCCAGAAGAATACCAGCGGAAAGCGACACCGAAGGCATTGACAGGAACAGGTACGATAGAACCTTGATACTGCAACCCGTCGCCAGACGAAAGGTTCCAACATACACCGCCTGATACAACAGGATCGGCAACGACGCCGCCGCTATCAAGACGAGTGTACGGCAGACCGTTGAGCATGAGGGTGGCGCTACCACTACCGGTTCCGTAGCTACCGAAATTATCCGCCCATTGAATTGACATACTTAGTCCTTACGTGAAGCAAGTTCACTTGCGTTATAGAGTAGGGACAAAGCCCTGACGTTGTAGAGCCAATCGGATTCGTTCTTCGATGGCTGGAGTTGAGATACGGCTCTGGCCGGACTTGATCTGGAAGACTGCTCCGTCTTCATCTACGAGGATGAGAGAGTCCTTTACCTGTACGGCAGTATCTGGCCAACATCCCCTGTCGTAGAGAATACCTTGATACCGTTCCATCGGAGTAGCAAAGACACCGGTAGTAATCCAAGGCTCTGTAGTCGACTGACCCATAAGCCAGAACATATCGCCGAAGACTAGGCACTGTGTGATGCCGTCAGGGGCACGTTCTGCAGTGGCATAGTCGAGAGGATTGATGGTGTTCTCACCGGGGTTGATCCAGTAGAACCTGCCCATAATATTGGCAGTCTGTACAGGGACGGTAATGATATAGCCGTTGATATAAGCTACTGAGATACTTCCGTTATCGTCAGGGACTTGTATCTGTCGTAGCTCTTCTGAACCACCACCAGTCATAGTAGCTCCGTTAAGCCACGAGATGTTAGCTCCTGTTACCACAGTAGTAGAGATGGCGTCGCCTGTAGCACCGAAGGTGTTGTACTGTACAAAGAGATCAGTTGTGTCAGAATTGTATGCAGTACAAGTCGGGTTCGCCTGGAGGGCGGTGGAGTAATCCGTACCGGCAGTTCCAGACGCATTGATGGCGTAGAAGAGTTCGGTGAGGCTTTCGCCACTTGTCAGACCGAGTTGAACCAACCAAGGGTTAGCACTCGTCCCGTCAGGACTGCCTGTATCCACTGAACCACTCGTCCACTGATAATAGGTGCTGTCGATCTTTACTGTGTAGCCAGAGGCAATTAAACCAGTGGCGTTAAGATCAGCAGTCGCTTGGGCGTTGTCGGTGTAAAACCAGAGA